GTAGCAGCGGCAGAATAAGGAGCTTGAATGGCAACCGCCTTTGACCAGATTAAGGCAGCGCTTCGGCTGATTGGCCAACTGGCTGAAGGTGAAGAGCCATCACCGCAGGCCGCTCAAGATGCGCTAAACGCCATGAATCAGATGATTGATTCGTGGAATACCGAGCGTCTGGCTGTGTTTTGCACCGAAGATCAGGTGTTCAACTGGCCGCCGGATCTAATTACCCAGACCCTTGGCCCAACCGGCGACTTTGTCGGCAATCGTCCTATTCTGATTGACGATGCAACGTACTTCCGTGATCCGCAGACCAACGTGTCCTACGGCATCAAGCTGATCAACCAGCAGCAGTACAACGGCATTGCGGTTAAGACGGTCACCAGCACCTACCCGCAGGTTATGTTTGTGAACAACACGTTCCCAGACATCACCATGACCATCTACCCCAAGCCAACGCGCGTGCTGGAGTGGCATTTTGTGTCGGTGCAGCAGCTAGATAAACCGGCAACGCTTAGCACTACGCTGTCGTTTCCGCCGGGCTACCTGCGCGCGTTTAAGTACAACCTAGCAATGGAAATTGCCAACGAGTTTGGCGTTGAGCCTATGCCGCAGGTTGTTCGGATTGCGATGACGTCTAAGCGCAACCTGAAGCGCATCAACAACCCTGACGACGTGATGTCGATGCCTTACTCGCTGGTCGCTACTCGCCAGCGGTTTAACATCTATGCCGGTAACTATTAAACTATGCAGACGCCAATCCTCGGTCAAGCGTACGTTGCCCGCAGCGTTAATGCGGCGGATAGTCGCATGGTCAATCTGTACCCTGAACCACTGCCTACCCCCGAGGGCAAGACCGGCGGCTTTCTAAACCGCGCGCCAGGCTTACGCAAACTAGCCACGGTTGGCACCGGCCCGATTCGTGGGTTGTGGGCGTATGGCGACTACGGTTACGCCGTGTCAGGCGACCGTTTGTATCGGATTGATTCGACTTGGAACGTACAGCCGATCGGTTTGATCGCCGGTACAGGCCAAGTATCGATGGTGGATAACGGCACACAGTTGTTTATCGCCACCAACCCGATAAGTTACATCTACGATGCTGCCAGCGAAGAGCTGGCTCAGATTACCGACATTGATTTTCCGGGTGCGGTAACGGTTGGCTATTTGGATGGCTACTTTATTTTCCAAGAACCCAACTCAGACCGTTTTTGGACGTCTGAGCTGCTCGACGGCACGCAGATCGATCCACTGTCGTTTGCCAGCGCCGAAGGTATGCCAGATACGTTGGTATCGCTGTTTGTCGACCACCGCGAGGTATGGCTGTTTGGTACTCAATCGGTGGAAGTCTGGTACGACGCAGCCCTAGAAGGTTTTCCGTTAGCGCGTATTCAGGGTGCGGTTAACGAATTTGGCTGCGCGGCGACTTTTTCCGTTGCCAAGATGGACAACTCGCTGTTCTGGCTAGGGGCGGATGCTCGAGGCCACGGCATCGTGTTTCGGGCTAATGGCTACGCAGGTCAGCGCATTTCAACCCATGCGGTTGAGTATGCTATTCAGAGCTACCGCGTTATTTCAGACGCAATTGCGTTTACGTACCAGCAAGACGGCCATTCATTCTACGTGCTGACCTTCCCGTCTGCCCAAGCCACTTGGGTTTACGACGCGGCTACTGGCGCATGGCATGAGCGAGCCGGGTTTGCTAACGGTCAGTTTATCCGCCACCGCGCCAACTGCCAGATGTTTTACAGCGAAGAGGTGGTGGTAGGCGACTTCCAAAACGGCAACATCTACGCTTACGATTTGGATCAGTATTCTGACGGCGACTTTGCCCAGAAGTGGCTGCGGTCGTGGCGGGCGCTGCCTACCGGTCAGAACAACCTAAAGCGTACCGCCCAGCACTCTTTGCAAATTGACATGCAGACGGGCGTTGGGCTAAACGCTGGCCAAGGCAGCAACCCACAGGTCATGCTGCGCTGGTCGGATGATGGCGGCCATACATGGTCTAACGAGCATTGGATGTCTGTTGGCAAGATCGGGGCGTACGGCACCCGTGCCATCCGCCGTCGGTTGGGCATGACGTTAAAGTTGCGCGACCGCGTGTATGAAATCTCCGGCACTGACCCGGTCAAGATAGCTATTGTCGGTGCCGAACTAGGCTTGTCGGGCACCAATGCCTAGCGATAACGAACCGCAAATACCCCGTATCCAATCGCAGATCATTGATGAGCGATCGGGGTTTGTTGCGCGGGATTGGTATCGGTTCTTCCTTAACCTGCTAAATAAAGCAGAGTCTGGCGGCGGAGGCGGCACGGTTACGTCCGTCAACGTCTCAGGCGGCACGACCGGCTTGGCTGCGTCCGGCGGCCCTATAACGACGTCCGGCACGATTACTTTAGGTGGCGCGCTTAATGTTAGCAACGGCGGCACAGGCGCCATCAATGCGGCTAACGCCCGCATCAATTTAGATGTCCCTCAAACAGACGGCACGAACGCTACCGGCACTTGGGCGATTAGCGTCACAGGTAACGCCAACACCGTCACAAACGGCGTCTACACGACAGGATCGTACGCCGACCCAACTTGGATTACCTCGCTTGCAGGTAGCAAGATCACCGGCAATATCAGTGGTCAGGCAGGCAGCGTAGCCAACGCCCTGACGGCGGGTACTGGTATTTCGTACAGTGTCGGCACGACATACAACGGGTCGACAGCCATTACCATCAACAACTCCGCGCCCGATCAGATTGTCTCGCTGACCGGCGGTACAGGCATTAGTACGTCTGGTACGTACCCAAGTTTCACCATTACTAACACCGCGCCAGATCAGGTTGTATCCTTGACGGCTGGCACGGGCATGAGTGTCACCGGCACTTATCCTAGCTTTACGCTAACGAATACCGCGCCTGACCAGGTGGTGTCGTTGACTGGTGCTGGCACGACCAGCATCTCAGGCACGTACCCCAATTTCACTATCACGTCGAATGACCAGTACGTTGGCACGGTTACCAGCGTGTCCGGCACCGGTACGGTCAATGGCATTAGTTTGTCCGGCACGGTGACGTCCAGCGGCAGCCTGACACTGGGTGGCACCCTAACCGGGGTTGATCTGACTACGCAGGTAACTGGCACGCTGCCGATCGCTAATGGCGGCACCGGCCAGACGACCGCAAGCGCAGCATTTAATGCTTTGTCGCCAATTACCAGCACGGGCGACCTGATTCTGGGTAACGGTACTAATAGCGCCACCCGCCTGCCGATTGGGTCGAATAACTTTGTACTGACTTCAAACGGCACAACGGCAACTTGGGCCGCGCCGACCGGCGCAACAATTACGAACGACACATCGACGTCCACAAACGTCTTTCCGACCTTCGCTGCTGCGACGTCGGGCGCGCTGTCGACCATCTATACCAGCAACGCAAAACTGCTGTACAAACCAAGCACTGGTGAATTAACATCCTCGCATGTTGTAGCGTCTAACGGCATTTTTGTTAACAGCCTGACAATCGCCACCAGCTACACTATCCCGGCAGGATCGTCGGGCATGTCGGCTGGCGTCATATCCGTATCAAACGGTGTAACGGTGACGGTGTCTAACGGCTCTCGATGGGTGGTAGTGTGAACGCGGTTGAGATATTTAACCCCGACAGCACGGCGCTAGTCACGCCAGAGTTGATGCGGCAGAAAGTTGTTGCGTTGCAAGACGCGCTGCTTGAAATGCCGCAAACCGACATCGTAACGACGCACACGTTTTTGCCCGGCGTGTACGAGCGAAAGATTACAGTGCCGCCGTGGACAGTATTGACTGGGGCGGCACACAAAACAGATTACCGCGTGCGGTTGGAAAAAGGCACGATAGCAGTAAATCGCGAGACAGAAGTAGTTGTATTAACCGCACCTTGTGAGTTTGACGCCAAAGCTGGCGAACAACGTGCGGGGCGGGTGTTTGAAGATGAAGTTGTTTGGGTAGACGTCTATGAAAATCCTGACGACTGTCAAGATTTAGAAGTGCTTGAAGATCGTCTATACGTAGTGCCTGAGTGTGGATTGGGCGACGCGCGCAAACGATTGGCACTTACTAACGATATTGAAGGGGAAGTATTATGGCTGGATGGATAGCGGCGGCAACGATAGGCGGCGCAGTAATTGGCGCAGCAGCATCAAGTAAAGCCTCTAGCACTCAAGCAAAAGCTACGCAAGCCGCTACCGCTGCGCAGACCGCTTCAACTGAAAAAGCAATTGATGCGCAGGCCGCAGCAGCAGAAAAATCAATCGCCGCGCAAGAGCGGATGTTTGAACGCCAAGTTCAACTGCAAGAACCGTTCCGCGAAATTGGGCTCACCGCACAAAACCGTCTGGCTGATCTGTTAGGTATCAGTGGTAGGACTAATGCGCCGGGGTATGGTTATGGTTTGCAGCCGTTTACTATGGCGCAATATCAAGAAGACCCTGGTGCAGCGTTTCGGCTAAAAAGAGGACTTGAAGCAGTGGAAAGAACCGCTGCTGCGCGCGGCGGTTTGTTGTCGGGCAATCAATTGCGTGGCGTTACTGAACTTGGGCAAGAACTAGCATCTCAGGAATTCCAAAACGCATTTAACCGCTTTCAGAGTAATCGTTCCAACGTCCTTAACCCACTGCAGAGTTTAGCGGGCGTAGGACAAACGTCGACTAATGCACTGACAAACGCCGCAGGTAATTTAGGTAGCGGCATGGCTTCTGCTTACGGTCAGCTCGGCGCCGGAACAGCGTCTGCGTATGGTCAACTTGGGCAAAACATTGGCGCTAATTTGATTGGTGCCGGTAACGCCAGAGCGTCGGGATACATGGGTGCCGCGAATGCGTTTACAAACGCATTAGGTCAAGGCGTAAACTTCTACCAGAATCAACAGTTGTTAAACCGAATGTTTCCGCAATCCACTATACCGGTAAATAACGCGACTAGCGCGTATTACTAGAGATAAGAGACGACTATGGCACAAGTTGACCCGTCTATCGCAATGGGCTATCGCCCGATTCAAATTGAATCGCCGATAAACCAAATGGCTGCTATTGCGCAACTGCGTGGCGCGCAAGAAGCATCGCAAATGAACGCGCTGAAAATGCAAGAGTATCAGCGCGGAACGCAGCAACGCAACGCGTTGGCAGCCATTCACGCCGACCCAAACGTAAAAATTGGCTCGCCTGAATACTTGAATCGAGTTCAACAAGAAGCGCCGGATTTGTATGAAAGTGTGGCCGCCCGCGCTCAACAACGCGCGGAGTTAGAAGAAAAAGTAGAAGAGCGCAAGTTTAAAAACTTTGAGCGCAAGTTCGGTTTGTTCAAGTCAATTGTGCCTAACATCAATTCTGAAGGCGGCGTTTACCAGTACATACAAGCAGCGTACAACGACCCCGACTTAAAACCCATTCTTGAAAAAATCCAACCGCTTGAAGCAGCGTTAGAAAGTAACGCAAACGCATTTAACAGCAACCCAGAAGAATGGCGGATGCGCTCAAGCGGCGTGTCGGCAGAAAAGATGGCTGAGTTAGCGTTGCAAAAAGAACGTGCCCGACGTGAAGAAGCGCGGCTTGATTTGGAAGGCCAGCGAGTGGAAGAAACTCAGCGGCACCAGAAAGCAATGGAAAGTATTTCTGGCACAACTGCTGAGCGTCAACAGAAACAATTGGAAGAGACGCAGCGCCATAACCGCGCGATGGAAGCGTTATCGGCTCGCCGCGAGTCTACAGACAGAAACAAAGTTGCCAATACTGTGACTGATGACCAAGGCAACGTCACATTCTACAATGCTTACGGCGAAAAGCTGCGCACGGAGCTTAATGCTGGCAAGCGTAGCCCGACGCTCATTAAGCAAGAACAAGCAGAGAAAAATCTTAGCCGCGATATTGACCGCACTACTAAAGAGTTGGCGGAAATTACTAAAGATGGCGGCTTGATTGATCAGTCGACGGGCAGTGGTGCCGGACGTCTTGTAGATGTTGGCGCTCGATTTGTTGGGCAAGCTACAGAAGGCGATGTTGCAATTACTAAGCTAAAGCCAATTGCTGACATGGTGCTGAAGATGGTGCCGCGTTTTGAAGGCCCGCAATCTGATAAAGACACACAGTCTTATAAAGAAGCTGCGGGTCAATTGGCTGACCCTTCACTGCCAACTACGCTTCGAAAAGAAGCGGGCAAAACTATTCTTCGTTTAATGAAAGAACGTAAAGATCAGTTTGTTGGCGAAGGCATGGACACAAGCCCTAACCAACGCCGCGCGGCTCCGCCCCCACCGTCAGGTTTTGTACCGGATAAAAAATAATGGCTCTGGAAACCGCAACCAATCCTGAAACTGGCGAGCGCGTCGCGCTTGTTAATGGACAATGGCGGCCTATTACTCAGTCGGCTACCAACAAAGAAGGCGTTAAAGCCTATCTTGTTGACAATAACTGGGTGTCTGACATCCCGTTGCCTGCAGCACCCGAAGCCGCGCCCAGCGAAGTGCCAGGCCCTCGCGTGCAGCCGCCTGCATGGGCTAAGAGCTACCCCGAGCTGTACCAAGGCGCGCAGACCGCGCGTCGAGTGCTTGGCCCAACCGTAGAAGCGTTAGGCGCTGTAGGCGGCGCGGTAGTAGGTTCGCCTGGTGGCCCTCCCGGTGCTGTACTAGGTTCAGCCACTGGTTACGGCGCAGCTACCGGCTTGCTGCGTCAGGCTGACATCGCGTTGGGCAACATCCCCGACATGACGCCAGCAGAAGGGCTTACCGCTGGCACACGTGATTTGCTGGTCGGCGCTATTTTTGAAGCGGGCGGTCGCGTGGCGGCGCCCTACATCGACAAAGCCCTGCAGATGGGTGGACGCGGCATGGGTTGGCTGTACGACACTTTGTCCGGCCAGATCGGCTCACAAAAAGCCGCCAAAATTCTGCGCGACTCATTAGGCGTAGACGTTGGTGCAGCCCGAGCATTGGCTCGCAGCGCACCGACGGACGTGACCGCTGCGCAGTCGATTGCTGACCTGACGTCACCTACGACACAGGCGCTGCTCGAGCAAGCAGCCAAGCGTGACCCTCGCTACCTGCTGACAACCGCAGAAGCGCAGGAAGCTGCGCGGCTAAACCAGCTTGCTCAACTGGCTGGCGCCGAGACACAGACCGGCGCTAGGACGGTGCAGAAACAAGCTAAGAAAGAATTACGCAACCAGTTAATCCCGCAGCTTGAAGTCGAGATGGCGGCGGCCAACACTGCCGGTCAGCTAAAGCCCGTCTTGGAAGCGCAAGCCGAGCGCATGGGCACGGTAGCGGCAGAGAAGGTCGGTGACGTACGTCGCATGGCGCCTGCTGCTGAGCGGTTGGCTAGAGCGGGTAGCGAAAGAGGCGCGATTGAGCGCGGTATGCCTGTGCCGGGTCGCTACACCTACGAGGGTGAGCTGGCCAAGCGTGCGGATGCCGTAGCAACAACAGCCGCTGAAGGCTCGCTCATTTTTGGTGAAGCATCGCGTTTTGCAACCGCTGCAGCTAATAGCTTGGAAGCCCATGGCCTAAAGCCGTTGAAGGGCGACGCCATCACGGCCAACATCGAGAAGACGCTGGCTGATCCTCAGATTGCACCTGGTAACCGTGACCTGCAGCGCGTCTTGCGTCGGGTAGCCACTGATATCCAGCAGTGGACTAACGTGGGCGGTGTGATTGACGCATGGGCGTTGGACACCATCCGTAAGAATTCCGTCAACGCGGTTGCTAAGCAGTTGCACCCTAACGACCCTAACGCGCAAAAAGAACTCGCCGCGATGGCGCTGGACAAGGTTCGCCCTGCGATCGTTAAAGCAATCGAAGACGCAGGCGGCACTGGCTACGGCGCGTACCTTGATGCGTACGCATCGGGTTTGAAAGCGGTCAGCGAGAAAAAGATGTCGGCCAAGGCGTTGCAGATGTACCAGACCGACCCGAAAGCGTTTGTCAAACTGGTCGAAGGCAACAGCCCGAAAGAAGTCGAGAAGGTCTTCGGCTCGGGCAGTTACGATATCGCCAAAGAGATGAGCGACAAGGCGATGACGACCTTGAAAGGCGTTGCAGGCGAACTCAAGCGCGACGTCCGCGTAGGCGAGCAGGCAGCGGCTGGCCGCGACGCGCTGCGTGAACTGCTAGAAGCCAACCAGACCAGATTCAGGCTGCCGAATTTTGCGTTTAGCCGCACCGCCACCGCAACCAATACGGCATTAGATGCGCTAGAGAAAAAGCTCGGCAAGAATGTCATGAACAAGTTGACGGAAGCGTCCAAGTCTGGCCAAGATATGGCTAGGCTGTTAGATACGCTACCGGCTGTGGAGCGCAACGCCGTCTTGCGTGCGCTGAACAATCCGCAGGAATGGGCCGTGATACCAACAGAAGGGCGCGGGGCTGTGGTCAATGTTTTAGCGCCAGAAAACCGAAACGAGTTGAGGAAATAAATGGCATCCCTAACCCCAACACCCAAGCAGCAGTTCTTTGACGACAACGGTAATCCGTTAGTCGCGGGTAAGGTCTACACCTACGCGGGTGGCACCACCACGCCGATTGCGACCTACACCAGCCAGACGGGCTTAACGGCAAACACCAACCCGATTATTCTGGACGCGTCTGGTCGCTGCGATATCTGGCTCTTGGCTACGCTCGCGTACAAGTACGTCGTCACTGATTCCAACGACGTGCAGCTCTACACGGTCGACAACATTGTCGTTCCACCTGACATTCTGTCGTTCGGCTCACCGCCACCGATTGGTAACGTCGCGCCTAACACCGGCGCCTTTACGACCCTATCGGCTTCGGGCGATGTCGTGACGTTTTCAGGCTTTGGTGCCACGCGTCTGCAGAACGGCACCACGTCGGATCGTCCGTCGCCGTCCAGCGCAGGCATGATCCGCTACAACACTTCGCTCAATCAATTCGAAGGCTACGGCTCGTCGGGCTGGGGCGCGATTGGTGGTGCGGGTGCAACCGGTGGCGGCACTAACCAGGTGTTCTATCAGAACGATCAGACGATTACGACCAGCTACACGCTGACTGCAGGCAAGAATGCCATGTCCACAGGGCCACTGACGTTTGCCGCTTCGTTCGCAGGTACAGGTAGTATTGCGGGCACGACACTAACGATCACAGCAGTCACCGCTGGCCTTCTGGCGGTTGGTTCCGTGGTTGCGGGTAGCGGTGTGATCGCAGGCACCACGATCACGGCGTTGGGCACGGGATCTGGCGGCATTGGTACGTACACGGTGGGCACCTCGCAGTCGGTGTCGTCAACAGCCATTACGTCGGATATTGTCGTCACGGTGCCGGATGGCGTGCGCTGGGTAGTTCTTTGAATTAGGAGAAAGTATGGCAAGCACGATTACCGCTGGTAATGCAACGAACGGCCTAGCGCTGTCTTGCGACAACACCGGCATTTTAGAGCTGAAGACCGGCACGGGTAGCGGCACGACGGCAGTGACGATCGGCACAGGGCAGAGCGTCACTTTTCTCAACACGCTGTCGGTCGGTAACGCTACGCCGTCAACGTCTGGTGCTGGTATCACTTTCCCGGCAACTCAATCCGCATCGTCAGACGCAAACACGCTGGATGATTATGAGGAAGGGACTTGGAATATTACCGTATCTTACAGTGGCTCAACTAGCGGAGTAGTTTACGCTGCAAGAACTGGCTATTACACAAAAATAGGTAATGTTGTTACGGTTCAAGGTGCAGTTAGTTTAAGTTCTAAAGGAACTGGTTCTGGAACGGTTCGAATATCATTACCTTTCCAAACCGTTGGTGATCGTGGTGGACTTGCTGTTGGTAATACACAACAAATAACCGTGAACAATAGCCCTAGAGAATTGATGGTTGAAGGAGCAACTTCGTATTGTGTAATTCGGTATCCAACCGGAAGTGGTGGCACATCTGAAATTTTGTACGGAGATATAAGTAATAGTTTTTACTTAGCATTTGGTGGAACTTACTTAGTTTAATTATCTGCATTGGACTGATGCAGACGGAAAGGAAAACACATGATTACCAAAGAAACAGTTGTCGATCAAATCACAGTTTGCGAGAACGGCATCGTACTGTACCGCGAAGCTACTCGCATTATCGAAGACGGCAAGGTGCTAACAAAAACATACCATCGTACCAGCTTGGCGCCAGGGCAAGACCTTGAGGGTCAGCCAGCTAATGTAGCTGCTATTTGCAATACCGCATGGACACCTGAAGTTATTGCCGCGTATCAAGCGCGGTTAGCAACACCGTTTACGGGAGTATAGAGATGCGGGTAGCGAAAAATGTTGAACTATTGCCGCCAGATCGTGAGACTGCGCTTGCTATGGGTTCGACTTTTTTCTACACAGGCATACCGTGTAGACGTGGGCATATTGCTAGACGTCGCGCGGATAAAAACAGTTGCCTTGAATGTACACGCATAGCAACTTATAAATATAAACAAACTGACAGAGCAAAAGCTGTAGCTGCGGCGCGGATAGCCAAGTTAAAAAGTACCGGCGAATGGGAAAAAGCCACGGCCAGCCGCACGTTAAAGCATCATTACGGTATCACCTTGGTAGAGTATGAAAACTTGTTGGCAGCGCAAAAGGGCGTATGCGCCATATGTCGGCAAGCGGAAACATCTATAGACCGTAAACTTAACCGGATACGTCGATTAGCGGTTGATCACTGCCATAAGACAGATAAAATTCGCGGGTTATTGTGTTTGGCTTGCAATACTGCTATAGGCAAGCTAAAAGATGATCCACAACTTATCGAGCGGGCTGCCGCATACGTTCGCAATGAAGGAGAACTCAATTGAGCATCGGGTTGAAGGGTAATAATGATGGGTCTGGCGCCGTCCAGATCGGTGGCTCGGACGCCATCTCGATCAGCACGGGGCTAAACACCACGTTTGCTGGCACGATCACAGCCAGTGGCGGTGTCATGTATCCGCTGACTTCCGGTACAGCGGTGAGCGCCACAGGTACAGCGATTGACCTCACCGGCATACCGTCGTGGGTGCGTCGGGTTACGGTGATGTTTAATGGCGTTAGTACGAACGGAACCTCAAACATTCAGGTTCAATTAGGAACTACTAGCGGAGTAGAAACTTCATCGTATGCAGGGTCAACATTCGTAGCACAAACAACTGGGGTAGGGACGTCAAGTTTTTCCACTGGGTTTCTAATTGACTCAACAACTTCTGCGACGGATGTACGGTCTGGGGCGATAATTTTAAGTACCTTGGGGAGCAATGTTTGGGTGGGGATCGGAAATTTTGCTTTGACTAACATATCAAGAAATAGCTTTCTTTCTGGCGCCAAAACGACGGCAACTACGCTCGACCGCGTCCGCATCACCACAGTCAACGGCACCGACACCTTCGACGCTGGCACTATCAACTTGCTTTGGGAATAGGGAGCGATCATGACGATGGTCATAGATGGGACACTGGGTATCACATTCCCAGACACCAGCAGGCAGTACAACAGCTATTACAACTTCAAAAATCGCATCATTAACGGTGCGATGGTGATCGACCAGCGGAATAACGGGGCGAGTGTTATTCCAACGACTTCTTACACGCTCGACCGCTGGGTAGCAAGTCAATCAGTAGCGTCAAAGTTTAGTGTTCAACGTAATGCTGGCTCTGTGACGCCGCCGGTTGGGTTTACGAACTACCTTGGGGTTACATCGCTTTCGGCGTACTCGTCAGGGGCGGGCGATGTTTTTATTCTTAACCAGTATATTGAGGGCGTCAATACCGCTGATTTTGCTTGGGGTACTGCAAACGCAACTTCCATTGCTGTGTCTTTTTGGGTTCGCTCAAGCCTTACCGGAACCTTTTCGCTATCTATCTGCAATGGTGCCTCAAACCGAAGTTACATTACAACCTACACAGTTAATGCCGCAAACACTTGGGAATACAAGACCGTTACGATTCCCGGCGACACCACTGGGAGTTGGATGACCGATAGCAACATTAGTCTGCAACTGCGATTTGATCTTGGCCTTGGAAGCAATTTCAACGGCACAGCGGGTTCTTGGGTCGCTGGTAACGTAGCTCGCACAAGCGGTAGCCAATCCATCGTCGGCACCAACGGCGCAACCTTCTACATCACCGGCGTACAACTCGAAGAAGGCATAGTGTCGACACCGTTTGACTTCAGGCCGTATACGACGGAACTACAGTTGTGCCAGCGGTATTACTATCAGTCGTGGGGTAGTGGTGCGTTTACAGTTACGGGAAACGCTTTTTTTGGTATGCCTGTGCCAAACGCACTGCAGGTTTCTGTTGGCACTACAACTTTCCCAGTAGTTATGAGGGCAAATCCTACTGTTACCCTATACGATGATGTAGGAAGTTCTGGCAGAGTATCTCAGCCAGGACTAGCAAATGGGTTAATTTCAACTGCAAGTGGTATGGGCGTTAGCGGTTTTTCAGGAACACTCAGAACATCAGCCTCTTACACAACTGCGTATCCAGTTAGTGCAGGATTCATTGCAGCAATTGAATTGTAAGGATGAAAATGTATAAACGCCTTTTACCAAACCCGTTTACTCAAGTCGTGGATTCAGTGGTGCGAGTTGTTGACGGCGCTTGCATTCCCTTCGACCCCGCCAATAATGACTACCAAGCCTATTTAAAGTGGATCGAGGCAGGAAACGAACCATTGCCGCCAGACGAGGTGGCCGAGTAATGGACTCGCAGGTGCTATTCAACATCGCAGTAGCGATCGCGGGGTTCTTCGGTGGCTGGGTGTTAAACAACATCCACCGTTCGATTGACCGTCTGGACACCGACGTGCGCGCTATGCCGCTCACCTACGTCAGTCGCGAGGACTACCGCGACGACATGCGTGACATTAAGGAAATGCTGGGCAAGATTTTTGATCGGCTAGAGGCCAAGCAAGACAAGTGAGGTGGATCCGCTAACCTTACTCGCGGCGGCTAACGCTGCGGTCGCAGCAGTCAAAAAAGGCTGC